GTTGATGGTCCAGCGGGCAGTATCACCAGCGCCGGTCACGCCAGCGATCACCTCACCCGAGAAGCTGTAGGCGCTGTTATTGGGCAGGATGACTTGGTTGGTGGTGCTGGCGGCAGATGTGTTGCTAGTGAGGACTGTTGCGGTAGCGTCGGTGGTTTGGCGGGCTAGGAGCAGGAGAGCGGATTGGGTTATCCCGTCAGTGTTGGCTATAGGAACATTACACGCTGGAAAAACATGGTATCCGACTATGCTTCTTGTAGTACCACGGGCTCCTCCCATTATTGCTGAATAACTACCAGGGGTGTTGTTGGCATAACCACCACCAACAAAAGAATAAGTGCCATTTGCGGTATTACTGTTTCCCCCGTTTATTGACCCGTGTTGTGCGGTTGCTGCATTATTGCTTCCGCCGCCTATGAATGAATACTGTCCGCTGGCAATATGACCACTCCCCCCACACACCGTTGCGTACGTGTTGGTTTGGGCGTAGTGGCTCTGTCCGCCGCCAACGAAGCTGCTAGAACTGGAGGCGGTGTTGTTAAAGCCACCCCCAACAAACGAATACAACCCGGTCGCCGTATTAGTATTACCTCCACACACCGTTGCGTGCGTGTTGGTTTGGGCTCTGTTGCTCTGGCCGCCGCCGACGAAGCTGTAAGAGCTGGATGCGGTGTTGCTACCGCCTCCAACGGCAGTGGCATTGGTACCACTTGCGCTATTGCTTTGACCACCGCCAACCGTTGCGTATGTAGCGCTTGCGACGTTGCCGTAGCCTCCAGCTATGGTTCCGTATAACCCGGAGGACGAATTAAGTCCACCGCCGCCTATTGTTGAATAATTGCCGCTAGCAATGGCGGTGGAAACATGACGATCTTTTTGCCAATCCGTTGCATAAATGCCCCGCTTATTACCACCCGCCACCGTGCCATCCGGCACCTGAGCCAGCGTTGCACCAGTGCCTTTGGCGACCAAGGCGATGTCGGCGTTAGTGGCACTGATCGCGCCGCCGTTGATTTCGGTGACGGGCGTGGCGCTGTTGACGCCATCGCTGTCCAGTCGCGCCAGCAGTCGCAGCGCCGCAGACGCCCAGCCGATTGGGTTTACGTTCATGTCAGGTCACCCCCGAACGCCAGCACACGCACTGTGCCAGTGGTCGGTGCCACGCTGATCGTGGCGCCCAACTTGTAGCTCGCGCTTGGCAGCACCAGGTCGGTGTAGGCCGTCACCAGGCGGTAAGCCTTGGCGGTGTTGCTGCCCGTCGTGGCGCTAATCGTGATCTGATCAAACAGATCCCATTGCGTGCCGTCGTACAGGAACAAGTTGACCAGTGCCGCCACGGTCGTCGCAGTGCCCTGCACGTTGACGCTCAAGATCCTGGTGCCAGCCGAGACGCCGACGATCAGGTCGTTGATCGTGCCGGTGCCATCAGTGGCAGTGTTGGCCGTGCTAAGCGACACCCGGCCGATGCGGGGCGTCGAGATGAAAGCGGGAGAAGCAGCCATGGCTTAGATGCAGATGCTGTTGAGATACAAGTTGTCACCAACGGAACTGCCGCCACCGCCGCCGCCTGCTGTGGCCCATGAGAGCACGCCGGAGCCGTTGGTGCTGAGCACCTGGCCGCTGGTGCCATCCGTTGCCGGCAGTGTCCAGATGCGACTAGTGGTGATGGTTGCAGGGGCTTTGAAGCCAACATAAGCGGACGAATCCGCATCCGCCAGCCGCAGCTCGCGCTGCGCGTTAAGAACAATGTCAGTCTCAAAGACCCTTGCCATCAGCCAAGCACCACCACGCGGTAGGCGTTAGAAGCCGGAGCAGTGGCGAACACCACGGCGACCGTGTTCACGCCAGTGCGCTGCACGTCCACTTCCACGTCGTCGTACTGTCCGCTGTTCGGGAACACTCGCACCACGACATCCCTGGTGTTGAGGTTATGAGTGACGGTGTAGCTGGTGTTGCTGCCATCGCCAACATCAGACGACACCTTCCGCAAGCGGCCAGACCAGTTGGCCAGCTTCAGCGGCGTGATGATGCGGGCGTCGTCGGTGCCGGCGTCAACCTCGGCCTGCGTGGCAATCTCAGCGATGCCTGCCGTTGACTCGCTGGCGGCCGGTGCTGCAGCAGCAAACGATGTGAACAGGACGTTGCTGCTGTCAATCGTGCCGTTGACCTGCGTCTGACGCCAAGTGGTGCCAGCGTCGGTGCCCTCCTCGACGGTGATGATCGCCTGCTCCAGCTCGGCAAACGTGCTGGCATCAAGCGAGCGGGTCATCGCCACCGCTGAGCCGTTCCAGACGTAGATGCCGTTTTGGCTCTGCGTGGATTGGTTGCGGACTAAGACGCGGTCCTGGCTGGCCATCGTCACGCCATCAATCGTCGAGCCAGGGCTGCTCAGGTTTAGGTTGCTCTGGGTGCCGACGCGAGCGCTGTCCTTCCATGCCAAGCCCTCAACAGCGCTATCGACATAGCTTTTGGGGACCGCATCACCCGCTGCGCTGGGCGTCGGGACGTTGATGACCTTCGACGTGCTCTGCAGGTCGATGTCGGTAAAAAACTTCCGTGCCATGTCAGATCAGGCGAGCGAGGCCAGCAGAGGCTGGATTCAGTGTAACAACAGTCTGGTTTACAGACGGATGCGCGACTTCGCAGTCGATCTCCTGGCTGCCGGCGTCAAGAAGCTCAACCGATGGCCGGTAGCCAAGGTTGTGGTTGATCGTCCATGTTGTTGCCGGTGATGACTGAACGAACTCATAAGCCGTTCCGCCCGCCGGGCCTTGTGGCCCAACGGTCACGGCGGTAACAGTTGAGGTCTGCGGCACCGTGACAACAGTGCTGCTGCCGTTTTCGGTAACGGTAACTGTATTGGTTACAGAGCTGACATTAACTGTTGTCATGCTGTGTAGCCCTCGCTGACATAAATGACGCCTTCGAGGTAATACTCCTTCAGGCCAGATGGATTGGTCAGCAGCACGTCGTAATACGCCTCGCTCGGGAACAGCGCTGTTTGGTCATCCGTCAACGCGATGGCGATGGTGCCAGTGCTGCGGTTGGTGTAGGTGACGGTGAAGTCTGCGTACTTTGTGGTGCGGCCTTGGTTCCAGGCTTGCGCTGCTGCGGTCCAGCCGGTCAGGTTGATTGGCGTGTCGGTGCTGTCTTTGAACTGCAGCGTAATGCTGTAGTCCGCCCGGCGCTGCAGGCTGATGTTGTAAGTGCCGGGTGAGATGGCCATGGTGCAGCGCCTTTGAGTGCAGTTTAGGCCTTAGCTCGTCGTGGACCAGCGGCCGCAATGGCAGCAGTCAACGGAGCGACTTCGTCGACAGGCCATAAGTCTTTGCCGATCATGATCTCAAGATGCTTGACATTGCGCTCAAGACAGTCTTCCTGCTCTTGTGACAATGAAGGTTCAGTAAGTAACGCCTCGATCAGATTTACGCTATCCATCGCGGCTGAGTATTGCTGGGTCAAGTCATCAGAGGTGCTTTTCATTGGAGGCCTCCCTTGAGAGCTGCGATTTCGTCTTGCAAGTCCCGAACCATGGTTGTCAGTTCCTGCACGGCCTTGACCAGAACAGGAATTAGTGTGCCGTAACCGGCCTCCAGTTTGTCGGGATTTTCTTGGTTGACAAGATTCGGGACGGTAATGCCCGTTTCCTCCTGCGCCGCAAGCAATTCCTGTGCACTGAAGCCGGTGTCTTCAACGTCTACCTTGGCTCCGTCTCGGGTGTTCCAAGTAAAAGAGACTGGGCGCAACTTCGAGACGAAATCGAGGCCATAAGCAAGGGTGGCGATGTCTTTCTTGTCGCGTTCGTCCGACAATGAAGTGATGGTTGTAACCTGACAACGCAGAGTCGTTATAGAGCTGTTGCCGAGTGTGATTACATTGCTTGCAGTTGCGGACGCGCCAACTGCATCATTGCCGACGAATGTATTGTTGGATCCTGTTGTATTCCCTCCGCTTGCGCCTCGGCCAGCTCTATGGCCAATGGCGGTATTGTTGCTGCCGGTAGTGTTAGCTTGAAGAGCAAGATCTCCGACTGCACTATTTTCGTTGCCGGTTGTATTGAAATAAAGAGCAGCTGCGCCAAAGGCGCTATTTGTGATGCCAGTGGTGTTGCTACTTAAGGCAAGATTGCCGACAGCGACATTAGAACTGCCTGTAGTATTTTCCTGAAGAGCGTAGGCTCCTACGGCAACGTTATAAATGCCTCCTTCATTATCACGAAGAGTTTCGTACCCGACAGCGACATTAAGATCGCCAGTGGTATTGGAATAAAGTGATCTATATCCTATTGCTACGTTTGCGAATCCGTTAGTGTTAGAATTAAGCGGTTCTTTTCCTAACGCTACGTTATTGTCGATGCTTCCGGGACCCAGGCCAACTCGTAAGTGTGTCTGAATATATACGTCAGCGGAAGGAAAGGACGGGACCCCGCTAGCGTCAACTAGAAACCGTTGTACACCATTGGTCGAGACAGCCCATTGATTTGCGCCAGGGCTGTAAATACCGGTGTCGGTATCCCCGACAAAACAAGCGCCTGGAGAAGCGGCCGACCCGGATTGGAACAGGTAGGTGCCGTCCAGCTCGTACAGGGGAATCCAGCCGTCGTTTGCGGCGTTACGAATCTTGTAAATCCCTGTCGCAGTGTCCGCCCATGGCATGTATGCAACAGGTGGGTAGGTGGGCGCAGCGGGTGCAGTTCCTCCGCTGTTCTGGCTCTGAATAGCAGCCAGTGCACTGTTCAGATCAGCTCTTACGGCTGCGCCTGGACCATTATCGATGATGTAGTCGTGCTGAGCCATGCCTAGGTCACTTTGCTCCTACTTTAACTGCCCTTCCCGAATCCGACCGCAGTCCAGAGGAAGTTGCGGCTGACAGCAGTGCCAGCGCTGTTCCTGAAGGTCACGTCAAAGCCGCTGCTGGTGACGTTGGTCACGTTGAAGTAGTCGCCTGTCGCCAGGTTTTGCGCGACGATGCCGACGCTGGGCAGGTAGGCATTGGCGCCACCCAAGGCAGCGGTGCCGGTGAAGAACGCTTTGTCGAACGCGACCGAGTAGGTGCCGGCGCCACTGGTGACAGCCCCAACGGACTGCTCAGTCCTGCGCTGGAAGGTGGCGTCATAGCCCAGTTCTGTAACCAAAATGCTTTGCGCCGGGTCGCTGGTGGTGAACAGGACTTTGAACTGGAAGCCACGGCCAAGGAATGTGCCGTTGACAAAATCCTGCCAGCTTGACCAAGTTGGTGTGCCCGCTGGATTGTCAAGCGTGCGGCGAAGGCAGATTTTAATGTTTGCCTTGTCAATAGTGCCGCCGTCCCAATCAGCCCAAGTATCTACTAACCCGGTGCGACCGTCGATATTATCAACAGGGAAAAAACCTTCCGTGACTGCATAGCGCTTGAGATCCAGTGAGTAAACAGCGCCAAGGTCAAGCGTATTGGCAAACTCGTACTCACCTTCAGGCTCAACGCCACCGTAGAAGTCGAGTGTAGTGATTGCGTCAAAGTCAGGAATAATATCGAATAAAATAGAAGCATCAAGCGCCAGTCCGCCTGAAGATTCGATATAAGTAACGTCTGTTTTTGTGCCTTGGAATGGTGGGGTGTCTTGGTCTTCGCGGCGGGTCTGTAGTAGCAACTGCCCAACGGCGTCCGGGAAGTCAACAACAACACTTGCCTCGGCTGGGCTTTGACGGCCGCCATCGTCCTCAAACTTGACCAGGATCTCGCCTTCAACCAGAGGCACGATCGCTTCGGTGCTATAGCCAGCGACGGCAGGGATCAGGTCGATGCTTTTGTTCCAGGTGCCAGTGCCGTCGGTAAGGCTGGTGTGGCGGATGTGAACGCGACCGGCAACGCGCACGTCCAGATCAACTGTGGCGTCCCAACGAAGGCGGGCGCTGTTGGCGCTGATCGGCTCGATGGTCAGGTTTTGGACGTTGCCCGGTGGTGCAGTCTTGCCGACCAAGTTGAACGTTGCCGGGGTCGGCGTGCTGACGACGCCAAGGCTATTGATTGATTGCACGCGCACTTCCAGCCGACCTTCGTCTAGGCCGTTGATGCGAGTGCTGGGATTGTTGGTTTCAATCTGCTGCCAGTTGTTATCGTTCAGCCGATAGATCACCCGGTAGGACTGCACATACTGAGCAGGTGGCACCCAGCTCAACTCGAACGCAGTACGGACGTTCTGGCCATCTGTGTAGAGGTGCTCGGTTCCGGTGAGATCAGTGGGGGGCTGTGGTTGGGCAGACAGGTTTGAGATGTCCCGTGTCTGCAGTTTCAGGTCTGATTCGATTGCGGCGTAGATGCTGCTGTTGTACGCCAGCGCAGTAACGCCGTAGATGCCGTCTTCTGCCTCGGCAACGCTGACAACACGGAACTGCTGCGTTTGCAGGCCAGTGTCCTGGATGACCCAGATACTTTCGGGATTGGGCGCCTCGCTAAACGCGCTCGTGACAGTGACCACGTTGCCCGCCAATGGAGCACTGATGCTGCGGGTCTCGACCAGGCCGGTGGGCAGCAGGACGCTGATCGTGGGTGAGGTGCCAAGCGTGATGCCGGTGGCGTCGTCGAGCGTGACGGTCGTGGTGGTTGCTGCAGCGATGCGGCCGCCGCGCCGGTAGCCAGACTTCACCGGATCGGCCACGTCGATCACCATGCCAGGGCGGAGCACGATGCCCGAGTCGATCGACACTGAAAAGGTGACGGTCTCGGTCAGGTTCTGCTCAGACAGCAGCGCCCACTTGCCGACGCGGTGCGCCTGCCCTTGCGAGTAGCAGCCGACAGCTTTGATGTCTTTGTTGATGATGCCGTATTTGGCAACCGCCGCAGCATCCTCGACATACTCAAAGGACACCTCGCCCAGATTGTCGTAGTCCTGGTAAGCGACAGTTGCCGTGGTGTGCCGTGCCTTCTGCGATGAGCCGCTGTAGTTGAACAACCCATCGACGACGTTGGCCGGTGTCAGCAGGTACTGCGGATCAGTCGGCTTGTCTTGCAACACCACCATCGCGCCAGCGCCGTAGTAGGCGATGCCACGAAACAGCGCGACGAACTCCTGGATGACGTTGTAAACCTCATCTCTGCTGTTGATCAGCATGTTGCAACTGAACCGGGGCTCTAGGCCGCCACGTCCGTTGCTGACCAGCTCGTTGCAGTATTGGCTGATCGCGTAGAAGTCGTAACGATCCAAGCTGCTGGCAGGGATGCCTGCGCCGTAGCGGGTGCTGGTCAGCAAATCCCACAAGCACCACGCCGGGTCATTGGTCCATGTCGCAGCACCGAAGGTGCCATCCCAGACACCTGCATAAGTGACGCGGCCGAGGTGGGTGGTCGTGTCAACCGTGGCATTGCTGGGCAGCACCACCTTGATGCCGCGCACCAGATACTTGCGGGCTGGAATGCTTTTGAATTGGCGGCTGTCAAAACGCAAAAACGCTAGTGCGCTATTGGGATAGCGAAACTTTTCGTCGATGATCTCGGTGTAACTGAACCAGAAAGTCCGGTTCTGCCTGCGGGCGCTGGTCTCATCGGCGCTGATGCGTTCCAGTCTGATGTCAACCGGAAACGCGCCGCTCAGGGTAATGATGTAATCGCGCTGATAAGCGTTGGTTGTTTTGCCGCTGATCGTGTCCTCAAAGACGGTTGTGTAGCCGCCGCCGTTGTATTGCACCCTGCAGCGAATCTGTACGCTGTGACCAATGATGTCGCCGTCGTCCTCGATAATCTGCAGTGCCGGTAGCTGCACCGTGATCCGCACGCGATCAACATCTGAGTTTGTGATCTGTCGGTTGACTGCTGCGGCGTTGGTGATCTCAACGTTGACGCCTTCCTCTAACTCGGTGCCGTTGGTGTTCGGAATGTATGGCTGATCCTCTGCTCCATTGCGCGTAACAATTGTGTAACCAGTGAAGTTATCAACGCCGCTGCTGCTTTGAACTGGCGTGCCATCCAGATAGATGCCTTTGGCGCCGCCTTCGATGCCGTCGATCTCGCCTTCACTGATCAGGTCAAGGACGCTGGCGAATTGGACTGACTGCAGGCTGTCATCGGCCTCTGTCGGCACATGCGCTGTGCCGCCTCCTTTGCCGCCGCCACCACCACCGGCGCCTTGGATTAACAGCAGATCGTCGCTCATTTCAGTTGTGCCACGTCAAGGCCGCTGGACAGGACAGCCGAGCCGGTAAAAGCGCGGCCGTAAACGATCGGCACCGGCAAGCCTTGCTGGCTGGTGTTGACGATGCCGCTGAAACTGAACGACTCCAGCCGAGCTGCCTCCTTGCCGCGTTGCAGGGCTGACATGTCGGGCTGCGGGGACAGCATCTGTGCCACACCGCCGAGGATCAGATTGGCGCCGACAAGAGCGAAAGCGCTTTTAATTGCAATTGGCGCGGTCAGCCCAAGAGTTCCGATTGCTGCGGCTCCAAATGGGTTGATTAATGCCAGCGCCACAAGGCCAATCCCGGCCAACACCTGCCCGAGGCCTCGACCAGCACCAGCCACCACCGGCGCAATGCTGAACACATCCCGCTCGGACCATGGCAGTACAGCCACGCTGGCATCTTCCTGTGTGATGCGCTCCTTGCCGACGGTGACGCGGAAGCCCATTCCGGTCTGCTCAGAGTCGATCAGCCAGCGATCCAGCCCAGGAAAGTTCACGCATAGCGCCTTGACCGCCTGTGCGGGCGTGTCCACCTCGAACTCAAACCGGCACTGGCCGAGTCGCTTGCGGAGTGCGCCGTAGACCTTAACGACTTTCATGCCGTAGGACCATGGCAGTGTTCTTGACATAGTAGCCGCCGTAAAGGTCGCGGCTACTCAATCGCCCCTGAACGTGATGCAAAATCTGCTGGTCACCCAAGTAGATCGCCGCGTGGTTGGGCAAGTCTGAGAACAGTTGCATCAGGATGGCGTCGCCGTACTGCAGCTCCTCAAACGGCACCTGTCTGAAGCCCTGCGACTTGTAGCCGTCAACGTACAAGTTCTCACCCCGCTCCCAGAACCGATCACGCCGCTTGAAGTTGGCCAGCGTTAGCCCCCACTCGCGCTGATACCAGTCCCGCACCAGCGAGTAGCAATCGACCACGCCAAACACAAACTCGCGGCCGACGTATGGCAGCTCGAATGCTGCAGGCTCGCAGCCGCCCCATGCCTCGGTCTTGGGGTTGACGATCACCCACGGCAGGCCGCTGTTGCTGCAACTGATACGGTCTGCTGCCGATGGCTCAGGTGGAGTGACCGGGTGACTGTGGACAACAGCGATCACCTCGCCGGCATCCTCGGCGGCGGCATAGTCTGTGACATCCAGCACAAAATGCTCGTCTGGTGTGGTGGCAAAGTTCCTGCACGGGTAGTAGCGGCGCCGGCCTTTGACCACATGGATCAGGCCGCAGCACTCGCGGGGATCCTCGGCCTTGGCGTGCGCCAGGATGTCAGCTTTGAGCGCGTCGGTCAGCTTCATTGGGCGACGCGCCTCGGGCGACGTGAAGGCATCGTGAGCGCAGTTAACGGGCCAAGCCCTTCATTCAGCCTATTCGTAAATGTGCTCACTGGGATGTCGTAGCGCCTGCACCATTCCCGCTGATGCAGCGTCTCTCCGTTAATAGTGAACAGCTTATTGCTTCGTTTGTTGGCGTGCTGCTGCATGGCCGTAGCCCATCGGCAGTTGTCCGGGCTGTAGCCACGCGAATTGTCGATGCGATCAAGCGTGTGGCCGTCAGGGCGCGGACTCATGTCCTCGGCAAAGTTTCTTGGATCGTGCCACCGAGCGCAGACCTTGATCCCTCTCCCGCCATACAGATAAAAATCTTTATTGCTTTCGTTGTAACATCTAGCCATCATGCCATCCCAGGTTTTATAGAGAGGGTGGCCGGCCATGCCGTGTTTAATAACGATTGGAGGGAGCGGGTTGGCCACGCATCCACATGATTTAGGTGTTCCCCTGCGTAAAGCGCTTTGAGATGCAAGCTTTTTGCCGCCACAATCGCAAATACATTCCCAAATCACGCTGTTGCCGCTCCGCCCTGCGGTTGGCCTCACTGCCACCAGCAAGCCACAGCGATAGCCCGTGATGTCGACAGGCTTCTTTCCTCGGGGCATAATTAGGGTAAACCGATTCCCTTCCATAGTACCCTAGGAAACGAGGCCAGCTCCCGGGTAACTTCCGAACGGCAGCTCAGCCGTCGCCCCAAACCGCAGTTTGCAGCTCTCCACCCGTTTGCCGCACACATCAGCCGCAAGCGTGCCAACAGGCTGATCGTTCACGTTCCAGTAGTTGCTGCCGGTGTACCCGCAACCGTCGCCTCGGTATTGCCATTGGCACACGTTGGCGATGATCTGCCGCTTGGGCAGCATGACCCCCGCCAGGTCAAACTTGCTGGCCAGCTCAAACTCGACCAGATCGCGGTTCTCGTTGGACTTGCGATCGACGTACCAGACCTCCGTCGGGAAGCGGGCATTGGGGTCGGCTGCTGCCTCACCGTCGAGGAACTTCTTCAGCGTGCGGACCCGCCGCACCGTGGCGCCGCCCAGGTCGTTGCCGGGTGTGGTTGCGTTGACCAGCAGCAGGATACCGGTGATGTCGCTGAACAGGTTGCTGACACGCAGTGTGGGACGCGGCAGGCTGCCTGAACTGGTGTAGTCGAAACCCGTCGCCTCCACCGGAAGCCTGATGTAGGTGTTGCCGGCAAAGACGATGTTCCCGGTGACGGCTGCGTTCACGCCGTTGTGCCAGTAGTAGGTGGTGCTGGCGCCGTGCAGCGTGGCATCAAGCTGCAGCTCGAACAGCTCGATGATGGCGTTCGGACCCAGGACCGACAGCTCTTCGTAGACGCTGCTGATCGCTGCCCATGTGACGCCGCCATCAACGATCGTGCTGCCGATGTCGGTAGGCCATGCCGGTTGCGTGCTAGCGCTGGTGCCTGCAACCGTGCAGCGGAACACCAGCCCGCTGACCTGCGTCGTCGTAGCGCGGACAATGGCGCCGACCGCGTAGCTCGTGCTGGCTTGCCAGGCGGTGTAGGCCATCAGGGCTCGAACACTTGGCGGAAGGTGGCGTCGATCTTGCTGCGCTGGAACTCGAAAAGTTCGCGGGTCCAGCTATCGCAGACCCACTTGTAGCTGGTGTTGCCGTCGGGTGGAGTCCAGTCGAAGGCTTGGGAGTCGGCAGCGCGGGCGTTAAGAAATGTTTCAACCTCGTTGGCCTCGGTGTCGGTGAGGTTGAAGCTCACGGTCCACTCTTTGGGGTTTTGGTTGAGGCCGTAGGTGAGGCGTTGTTCGTAGCCGTCGCCGAAACGCACCACGCGCTTGTTGGGCTCGCTGCGCTTGGTGGCCGAGTAGTTCGGGTTGTAGGCGGGGAAGGTGGCCATTAGCGAGTACCAGCGAGGAGGCCGCCTGGGCGTTGCATTTTGACGATCTCGGCTTGGACGGCAGCGCCGATAACGCGTCCCATCTGGTTGGCGTTGGGGCTGTCGCCTTGTACTGTACTGCCGCTTGCGTCGACATTTACGACGACATTTGTTGTCCCGCTGAGAGCGTGGTTCGGGACGATGGTGCCACTGCTGCGCGGGACGAACAGTTCGGGGCCGCGTTCGCCGACCATGTAGGTAGAGCCAGAGGCGACCGGGCCGCCGGCTGCGCGGGCACCACCGAAGGCACCGAGCTGGAATGTGGGGCCGCCGGCACCAAAGGCACCGCTGAAGTTATCCACACCTCGCGGGAAGATGGTGCTTCCGCCGGGCAGCAGGCTTTGTGCCAGGCCGAGAATTTGCATCTGCAGCCACTTGGAGATCATCTGGGCTGCCATGTCGGCGAAGTGGTCGGCTACCGACTGGAAGAAGTTGGCTAGTGCTTCTTGGGCGGTCATTGTGCCAGTGATCACCCCTTTCAGTGAGGTGCCGAAGGCGTCACCGATACTCTTGGCGGCTTGGATTACTTGGTTTTCAACTTTTACAAGTTCTTCTAGTTCGGTTTTAAGTAGTGCGAACTGTTCACCGATGACGCCGTTAGTCAATCCGGGCATCAAGTTGATGTCTGTACGGAAAGCTCCGGCGCCGCCAGCTGCACCCGGTGCATTACCAAATGCGCTTTCTCCAGTGCGCTTGCTGGTAGTTGTTACTGCGTCTACAAGGCCAAAGCGCTCGAAGAAAATTTCATTTTTGCGACGTCGAGCACGCAATTCTTCTATGTAATTTTGGCGCTCTAGTAAATTTATTCTTCTGTTGTATAAATCGTTGATCAGTTTTTCTTCGGCTGCTGTCTCAGCTCCAAGGACAGCAATTTGAGCTTCCTTATCTAGAGCAATTAAACGTTGCTCGTTCAGTTGCCTCTGTACTTTAAGTTGAGCATTAAGCCCGGCTTCTTCGCCATCTAAGAAGCTAATAAGCTCTATGTGGGCTTTAGTTTGGTCTGTAAATGTATTTAAAATACTGCCCTGGAGTGTTAGCTGTTTAATTCTGCGTTGGTTTTCTTGGTCAGCAGCTTGTTTTGCTGCTTGCTGAGCTTCTTCGGTTCTTCTGCGTATTTCCTCTACTCTAGAACGCTCAATTTCACCTAACTGGATAGATAAACGCAAGTTGGCGCCACGAACTAGCTGTTCTTTTTCGGCAATATCAAGTTCGCCGTTTTTAAGTTGAATACTCAATTTTGTTAGCTCGTTCTCGTATTCTTTCTGTGCTGTTTGCTTTTGTAGCGTGATAAAGCGGTCCAGATCTCCTTTGGCGCTGACTGCCGTTAGTTGAACTTGAAGCCGTAATAAATCGTTACTTCTAGCCAGCTCAGAGGTGCGTTGCCTCGCGGCGTTTGTCTGGGCGTTGGTGTCGGCAGACGGCTGCTGTCCGAAACCGCGGATAAAGTCCGCTGCTCCTCTTGTTATGGATAGTGCATTTACACCTGGAACTGCATTTAAAAGTGTCTGCAATTGTCCTCTTACGGGTTTCAGCGCATCATCAATGCGAGCTGCGCCAGCGATGATTGTTGTTACCAGTCGCTGGAAACCTGTTGTAAATACAAGCGTGTCATCACCGAGCTGTTTAAAAGCTGCGGCATTTTCAACACCTACTTGCTTAGCCAGTTCATTAAAAGCTACTTCTGCTGCCTTAGCTATCTGTCCGGATGCTTGTAAATTCTGGATTTGTTTCTTTACGGTTGGATCTAAATAACCAAGCTGTTGCTCCAGATAACCTGCTGCGTTACCACCTTCTCGCAAAGATAGAGAAAAGTCTTTAGCGGATTGAATGGCCTGGTCAAAAGAACTACCGAGAGCTGTGCCGACAAGAGATAAGCCAAAACCTAGCTGACCACCGGCTGCACCACCAGCAAAACCGCCGAGACCACCGCCTACAGATGCGCCAAGGCCCTGACCGAACAAAAGTGGGAAGGCGCCACCGATGATCGCATTACTTGTTGCTTCTCTGGTTCTGGCTTGTTGTTTTTCTCGTGCTGCGTTACGTTCGCGGATTATTCCTAAGCGACGCTCAAAATCTTCTGCTCTTTTTTGCTGCATAAATTCTGCAGCAGCAAGCTCACGTTGTTGGCGTAAGCGGCCGCTTTGAATAGCATTTACACGACGGTAATACTCAAGATCGCGTTCTGTTTGGGGCTGTAAACCTTTCGCGGTTCGCGCTAGGTCATTTTGAGCTGCAGAAAGTCGAGTAGCCTGTTTTTCGGCTTGAGCAAGAGCACTGGCGTATAATTTTACCGAGGCAGACTGTTTTTCGTAACCACCTGCAGCTACTTTTACGTTCTCTAAAACGGTGCGAAATACGTTTGCTTGCTGAACTGCGCCAGCAAAAGTATTGGAAACTTGTTTATTACCGTTCTGTACACTGCGGGCAAAATCGTTGATCGGTTTGATAGCTAGGCGAATCGAGTCGCCCAGCTTTCCGCCGCCAGGTGCAAGTAAATTTAAGGGTTTTAAATTCTGGCTTAAGTTATTTAAACGTTCGACGGAAGCTGTTACTGCGTTCAGGCGCGACGCACCAGCAACAGTGATGTTGATGTTGGCGTTGTAGTTGGCCACCGGCGCCTGAGTCCTGTTTTACCAGTGTACGCGAGAAAAAAGCCGCCGGGGTTAGTGGCGGCGTTTGGCTTTGTCTAGCTCTTTTTGTTGATCCTCGTTGAGGATCTGGAAGTAGGCGCTCCAGCCGATCAGCTCTTCGGCGGTCATTGAGGCGCGGACCTCGCGCAGGGACTTTCCTAGCTCTTTGGCGACTCCGAACTGGAGCATGAGCCAGTTGTCCTTGCGGAGTTCGGCGCTCAGCTCTTTGGGTCGATGGGCTCGGCGTCGTCGGTGATGATGGCCAGCATCAGGGCTTGGAGATCCTTGTCCTTGACTTCGTTCTTGAGGACGTCGATCTCGCCTGCGCTGAAGAGTTTGGCTCCAGTCTCGTCGAGGGCTTTGGTGATGAGCAGTTGGAGGGCGAAGGCGTTGGCGTCGTCGGACTTGGCCTGTTTTTGGGCGCGTTCGCGCTCGGCCATGGTCAGGGGAGTGACCCACAGCTCGAAAGTGGTGCCGTCCGAGAGGTCGACGGTCTTTTTGACGGGCTCCAGGTTGGCGGCCTTGCGGAGGCGGTCGATGGCGCGGACTGGAACTGGCATACAACGAGGGTGTTGATGCTTCTAGTGTAGCGGAGTAGACAATAAAAAAGCCCCACCGAAGTGGGGCCGGGTATCTTCACTCGGTTCAGCTTTGGCTGAAGTCGAAGGTGGGGGTGCCAGCGGGGCGGAAGTTGACAGTGACGGACTGGGCGTCGTCTGGGTTGATGTTGAGGCTGGCGGAGGTCAGCACGGCGTCGAAGGAGATCGAGCGGCTGAGGGTTTCGCTCAGGGTGCCTCCGCTGAAGACGCGGTCGGTGTAGAGCTTGAAGGCGGCGCCGTCTTGTTGGCGCTGCAGGACGTCCTGGATCATCCGGTTGGAGAGGGCGGCGTCCTCGTTGGTCATGTAGACCGTGGCGGTGCCGG